ATTATCCCGATAGTTGGGGTATTGTCGCCGCGCTCAGACGGTTGGTTTGAAATGGGTTCTACGTATGAGCAAATCAGCGCCGCGCTCGAAAGGTTCAACGCTGAACCGGCTATTACGAAAATCGTTCTGGACGTAGACTCCTGCGGCGGTTCGGCTGATGGAGTTTTTGAGCTTGCCGAGAAAATCCGCGAAAGTCAAAAGCCTGTCATTGCTTATGGGCGCGGGCTTGTCGCGAGTGCCGCATATCTACTGTTTGCGGCGGCGCACGTCCGCATTGCTCATCGCTCTACGTTTCTCGGTTCGGTGGGGGCGTATGAGTGTCATTACATTGGCGACACCGGCGAGATTAAATACATCGTTTCTTCTCAAAGCCCAAAGAAGGTGCCCGACCCTTCTACTCCTGACGGCGAGGCAGTCATTCAGGCGCGGGTTGACGCGCTCGCAGAAATGTTTATCGGTGACCTCGCAACCTATTTTAACAGCACACCTGAAAAGGTTTTGGCTGATTTCGGTGGCGGTGAGATTATGTTAGCCACCGCAGCGCAGCGGGCAGGCATGGTTGACATTGTAGGGAATTTCAAAACTGCGTTGGCGGCAGAAAAAACTTTCGTAAATGTGGTTGACGGAACGAGTGGCGCAGGCTATCCGCCAAACACACGCAGCGCGGCAGCATTGTTGAGCGCAAGGGGTAAACGAATGGCAAGAAAAATGGCATTAGTCATTACAGACGACGCGAACGTCACAGAGGGCGCGGAGTCTTTCGAGGTCACTAAGGAATCAATCAAAGAAAAGTTTCCTGAGGTGTACGAAGCAATCCAAAAAGACGCAATGGACGCCGCAGCAAAAGCAGCCGAAGAAGTCGAAGCGGTTGCAGAATCTGCTGATGAATCAAATCCGGCAGAAAAAGAAATGGTAGCGCAGGCGCGCGCCGGCAAGATGTCAGCCACAGAGCTGGCGGTAAAGCTGGTAGCTGAGAAAAAACGCTACATGTCGAGCGATGCTTTCAAGCTCGCACAAATGGGCGCACGTCGCCAAGCCGATCAACCGGCGGTCATCACCGCAAGCGCGGGCGATACAAACCAAAAAAAGAACCCATTCCTTAAAGTTTTGGGCAAAGGCGGTAAATAATGGCGAATGCAGAAACAGGCACAGTCGAGTACGATAACCTTTTACTCGGCGATGTGCAGGCGCTGAGCGATACACGAACGCTCGAAAGCGGCAGCGTAACGCGCGGCCAGATTCTCAAACTCGGCACGGGTGCAAAGGTCGTGGCGTTTGATGAATACGACGCAGCGACAGACGCACATGCGATTTGCGCGGTGGATGCCGACGCAACCGGCGGCGAGGTGCCTGTGCGTATCTATACGTTCGGCCAATTCTCTGCCGATGTGGTCGCAGAAGAAACCGGCGTCGAGATCGATGACGCACTGAAAAATGCCCTGTGGGCGCGTGGTCTGCATGTTCGCGAGACCACGGTTCTCGAATAAGGAGTAAAACAAGATGCCAAATCTTTTAGACCAAACAAACTTTCGTTCGCTTGCTGAGAGCGTCGAAATACTGAAAGAGCCAAACGGCTTTATCGGTAAAATGTGCTTTCCGCGAATCGAAGAATTTGCGACGAGTTCGGTGGACTTCGACGTCTTCGAGCAAAGCCGCAAGGTTTTGCCGTATGTCGCCCGTCAGGTTGAGGGGCCGTATGTCGCAAAGCAGGGCTTTTCAACGAACACAGTAACGCCGCCTTACCTCAAGCCAAAGTTCAACGTCACGGCAAGCGACGTCGAAAAACGCTTGGCAGGCCGCCCGCTGTACATCGACAACGGCAACGACCTTTCGGACGAGTTCGCAGAGTATCTGTCAAAGCGCATTTACAACGAGCTTGAAATTCTCATCCGCCGCACGATTATGACACAGCAAGCCGATGCTGCTAAAAATGGCGCGGTGACTGCGTACAACGCGGCGGGCGGTGTTGAATACACTGTCAATTACCAGCGCGATGCGTCGCTAAATGCAACCGGCGTAACTGCTTTCACGGCTGACCCGCTCGCTCTGATGCGCGCACGTTCGGCCCTGATTTCAAAGTTTACCGGCCTTCGCGGTGCGCATGTGGTTCTCGGTGCGACTGCGCTCGATGACTTTCGTGTCCATGCAAAGGTGACTGCCGCCCTGTCGAAAGACTGGTCGTCTCGCGGTCAACTCGGCTACACTCCTGAAAGCCTCGGCGCTGCATGGGTTGGCGTTGCTGACGGTATCAATTACTGGTATCTTGAAGATTGGTACGTCGATTCAACCGGCGCTACTGTGCCTGTGGTCGGTGACAAATACGCTCTGATGTTCGCAGAGGGTGCGGGCGCGATGTATTACGGCGGTCTTGAACTGCTCGAAGGCCGTCGCGGTGCGCGCGGTCTGAAAACATGGGCCGGCAACGACCCAGACGGTCAGGTCATTCAGATGCACTCGGCACCGCTCGCAGTGACAACCCACCGTAACGGCTTCGCTTACTTTCAGGTGATTGCCTAAGTGAGCGATTTCGACGACGAGTTGGAATCAATGATTGAGGGCGAGCACTCTGAGGCCGCCCAAATCGTTTACATTGACGAGTACGGTGTGACGCCGCTCGACGAGGTAAGATTGATTTTTGACTCGTCGTCTATTATCGTCGGGAATAACGGCGACGCGGTTCTGTCCGATACGCCTGTGGTTTTGGTTCTGCTCGACAAGATCGAGGCATTGATCGGCGAAACGCTGACAGATGCTTTCGGTTTTGAGATTCGCGGCAAGACTTACCCGGTGCGCGATGTAAACCCGAAGGACGCGCACGGGATGGCCCGTGTAGAGCTGAGGCGGGCGCTTGACTAAGGGTCAAGAAATTATAGAAGCTGTCATTGCCAGAATCACAGGCAAGGGCGGACTTGAAAATGTCTATGATTCCAGAGTGCTGCCGAGCGCGCGAACTGCCAAACTTTATGCGGTGGTGAGCGAGACCGGCGATCAGGTTCAGTACGGGCCGGGCCAGTCAAGGACACCGATGCAGGTTTCGACAGGCATCACGGTTGCTTTGGTTGCCGTGGGTGGAGACACGCAAGAGCACCGCGACGAGATAGCGGTGACGAATTTACGGGCCGCACAGGAAGCGGTAGAGGGTGAGCTGGTAAAGCGATATGAAACCCTTGATGGACTTATTGAAAGGTTGGACTTTTCCGGGTCGTCTCTGACGCCGCGCGGCGATGGCGACCTTGTAAGCATTGTTCGAGAAATACGATTCAGCGCGATATGGATGCGCGTTTTAGGAGAATAAAAAATGGCAAAACAAGCATGGTTCGGCGGTGCGTCGAATTTCACAATCGGGCAATCAGACATCGCTGTTAAGCGCGTGACTGTGAGTTCATGGGACGTTGACACCGACTGGAAAACACTCGGACGCGTTGACCATATCAATTTCAACGAAATGTATACGTGGGGGCCGATGAAGTCTCTGCAAACCGGCGACGATGAGGCAAACGCCCAAATCATCGGGCAGTCTACGAATATCGAGGTTGGCCTCGTCGAGATGTACGGCGAAGTTTTCGAGCAGATTTGGCCGGGCGCGGTAGTCAAGCGCGACGGTTCGGACGTGGTGCGCATCTATTCAAAGAAAATGCATGGCATCCGCCTTACCGACCTGCTCATGTGGGTGCGTATCACGAAGTACAAACAGGGCGCACCGTCAACCGACGTTCTCGACACTATTTACTGCCTCGCGGCCCCGCGCCTTGAGAGCGGCGAAATCAATTCGGATTTGTCACAACAGGTTATCACGCTGCCAATGAAGGGCTATATCGCAAGCGAAGATTATGTGACACCGGCAGTCACCGACGCTGACGATGAATATGACACCCCGCTTTCATTCTGGACAGCGGAGATCGTGTAAATGCGCGCTGAGCTGATACTCTCAGACTCAGGCCGTCGCGGGGCTGAAATCCTTTGCGACGGCATCGGAGAGGTGACTATCTGGAAAAAGAAAGTCACCCGCGATTCGGCTGATTCTTTCGATGAGCAATTGCAAAAGCTGACATCTGAGATTCGCAAGATTTCGGCGAAGCTGCAAAAAGTAAAGGGCGTGGATGAAAAGAAGCGCCTTTCTTCTCAGCTCTTCGACGTGAACGCAGAGTTCATTTGCGCGCGCGTCGATGGCCTCACCCCTGAGATGCTGAGAGTCATCGACGTTACAGACATCGCCGAAATAAGTATGCTGGCAAATCGTCTTTACGAGAACGATTTCGCCGCTAAAAAAAACGAGTAAAATTCTGGATTGAGGTTTTGCAGGTGTGTTCAGTGAGTCTGACAGAGTTCGACGCACTGGACATTCTTGACAGCGAGGCGGTATTGACTGCTTCGCGAATTATCCAATCAGAGAAGCGTTCAGAGAATTTGCACCAACGGGCTTTAGTCGCTGCGCTCAATAAGCACAGCGCGGCGGCTGTCAATCGTGCAATCAAAGCAGAGAAAAATTATCGTGACAGCCTGAATGGCGGCACAGAAAGGATTAACACTCCGGCGGGTAAGGTGATAATTCACTAATGGTTAACGAGATTAAATCAGTCTTAACCCTCGATGACGTTGACTTTAAGAAAAAGTTAACGGACAACGAAAAGTCTGTCTTGAAGTTCTCTGCGGCAGTTGCGACGATTGGCGCGGCGGCTACTGCGGCGGCAGTTGCTACGGCCTCATGGCAGGATAAAACCGGGAAACTCGCGCAAAGCGCCGGGGTTTCGGTTTCTGCATTTTCCAAAATGGCGGTAGCGGCTGAGAAGTCGAACGTATCGCAAGAAGAACTGTCGAAAACACTGGCAAAAATATCGTCCGGTTCTCCAGAAGTCGCCAAAAAGCTACAGGCTATCGGCGTTAGTTTTACTGACGCAAGCGGCAAGGCTAAGACGTCAACGCAGGTATTTTCAGAAGTGGCCGACAAGGTTGCAAAAGCAGGCTCAACTGCAGAGCAATCGGCTATTGCTGTACGTGCGTTTGGTGATGAGGGTGCGGCGCTTGTGCCAATGCTTGCAAGCGGAGCGCGCGGGCTAGACGAGGCGGCATCCGCAGCTACAAAATATGGTTCGGTAGTATCTGAGCAAGCAGCAGAGGCAGCGGCAAAATTTAACGACGACTTAGCCGATACAAAAAACGCATTGAAAGGGCTCACGTCAGCAATTGGTGAGTCTATAATCGCATGGGTTAACCAAGGCGGAATAATGGACACCGTCAGGGATAAGCTCGCAGAGGCTACGCAATGGTGGCGAGGGTTGTCCGATACAACGAAAAATATAATCGTTACCATTGGCGCAGTGGCAGTTGCATTTGCTGCTTTGGCCGCTGGCATTATCGCCTTTGCCGCAATGGCCCCGGCGTTGGGCGCGGCGTTCTCTGTGATGTTCGGGCCTGTGGGGTTGATAATCACAGCCGCAGCGGCGGCAGTCGGGGCAATAGCCTATTTAATGACCGCGCGCGAAAGCGCAATTAAGGTAGCTCAGCGCGAGCAAGAGCAGGCAAAGAAAAACTCGGCAGCGTGGGCAGACAATGAGCAATCGCTTTATAAACTTTCGAGACAGACAAAGCTAACGTCTACTGAGCAGGGGGAGCTTGAAAGAGTAAAAGAGGCCGTCAGGAAAAAGGCCGTCGAGTTAGGGCAGGCAATCAACGTAGAAGCTATGTCGATGCAAGACCTGATAAATAAGACGAAAGAATACAAGGCTCTCGAAAATGCTGAATATATTAAAGGGCTAATCAAAGAGACGAACGCGCTATCAGAATCGTACATGCAATCAAAAGTACGGCTTGAGGCCCTCGCCGTGCAGTATAAAAACGCGACGCCTGAACAGTACACAGCGGCCCTAAATAAAGAACTAAAGACTTACAACGGCATTAAGTCTGAGCTTGAGGCGGTCGGGCTTAAGTATCAGAAAATGAATGAGGTTAAGAAAGAGGCCATCGCAATAGCAACCTCAGCGGGAGCAAAGGAAAAGCCACCCGAAATTCTGTACCAGTCTGATGTACTAGCAGCATTTCAGGCGCGCGAGATTGCGGCTGAAAAGTATGCAGGCGCGACAAAAGAAGAAATAGAAAAGCTTGAAGATGCGCACCGCGAAGAGCAGCGGGCGGCGACCTCAAACGCTGAACAGGTCGGGATTGCGTACGCGAAGATGGCGCAATCGGCTATAAACGCAGTAGGCCCGGCAATTCAAGCCGCATCTATGGTTACAGACGCCATGTCAAAATCTGTGCAGTATGCGGCACGGGTTGCGGCGCGTGACTTAGATGTAATTTCAATTCGTACACAGCGGGCTTATGAGCAGCAAAAAGAGGCCATCGAGACAGAAAGCGCAGCGGCGATAGATAACATTACGAGCAGCTATGACGCGCGAATTTCAGCCGTAACAATGGGTGAAGCGTCCATAACAGCGGCTATAGAGATGGAGCGCAACAAGCGTTTACTCGCTGACGATGCCGAATACCAGGCAGCGGTTGAGGCTCTGCGGTTGCAGTTTGAGGCAAAGCGCGCGCTGATTGAGCAAAACTCTTTAGACATCGAGCAGCGCCGACTTAATGACGCGGTGGCAGAGCAGAGCTTTCAGCAGCAACTAGCCAACCTCGCGAGTGAGTTTGCAGGCAAGAAAGACAAGACGAACAAAGACGCCGACGCCAAGGCCACCGCACAGAAAAAGATTACTGACGAGCAAATTAAGAAGCTCGAAGCTGAAAAAAATGCGGCTTTAGAATTGTCAAAAAAGACCTCTGACGAGAAGCTAAAAGCCCTCGATGAGAAAAAAGCGGCAGACGATAAGGCTCTCGAAAAGCAAAAATTACAGACTCAGTATGACGCTGAGGTGCAAGAGTTCAACCAAACAAAGGCTGTAAAGTCTGTTCAGACTATCGCGTCCGGTATCGCCTCAGCGGCGCAAGCGTTCGCGGCAACGGCGGCCTCTTTGCCTTTTGGTCTCGGTATTCCTATAGGTCTCGGCATCGCGGCTACAATCATGGGCGCGACGTATGCAAGCGTAAATCAAATCAATTCCCAGCAACCAGTTAAACCCGCTGCGCTCATCGCGGCGAAGGGTGGAACACTCACGGCAGGCGAAACGCATTACGGTCCGTCAGGTGGTATCGACGTAAAGGCAGAGCGCGGCGAAACAATCCTTTCGAGCGCATTAACCGACAAGTTAGAATCGACTTTGGAAAGCGGCAGCGGTTCACAGAATATCTATTTTCAAGACGGGGCTATCCGTGTAATGGAGTTAAGCCGCGAGATGGTTATGGAAATTGCACGGGCAGTAGGCGACGAGGTACGGCGCGAAGGGTTCGCGATTTAAGGGGACACAATGAGCTTTTCTTTAGTAGCAGGCGACTCTGTTTTACCTCTCACGATTGCAAACCTGATGCCGTCTTTTGAGCATCCGCCTTTGATGATTAAGCAAAAGGTTATAGAGCGTTACGGGCGGGACGGCGGGGCGATCACAGGCGACAGGCGGATTGCTTCGCGAAAGCTAAAACTTGAGATAGTAGTCGGCGGCGCGAATGAGGCGGCGTATGCTGCGAATGCTCAGGCGCTCTATGCAATCGCCGCAAGCTCAAATCTTTATTTGTACGATGACACTTTGGGGTATCGGTTGGCCTTGTCGGTTGGGATGATTTCGCCTAAATCTGATGTATACCGCCGCGCTGAAAAGTGGGTTTTGGATTGTGTCGCGCCCGATGGAGCGTGGGAAACTATCGACGCTGAGATTTACGCCGATGAGTATGACGACGAATATGAGCCGGGTTTTCATTGGCAGAACGGCGAAACTATTTCACTTAACAATACTAACCCGCTCGACGCGTGGTTAGTTCTTGACCTTGAAAGTACAAACTTTATCTCAGAGTTTGCAATCGTGAACGTAACCACGGGCGCGGTGATTCGCGTTGGGGAGTCAGAGTTTACAAACGGCGTAAGAATGGTTTTAGACTCTCGCGATGGTTCGGCGTATCTGTATATTCCCGGCGATGACGCGGTGGACGTTAAGCAAAAGATTGCGGACAATACAGGATTTATCGCCCTTGCGCCCGGTGTCAACGTGCTTCGCTATGAGTCAGTTTTCGGCCCGGTTATCGCGAACATATCTTACCGACTGAGGCGGCCTTTCTGAGCTTCGATTCTGCATTAGTTGGCGAGGCGATTCTTGGCGGGTTTCACGTCGGCAGCGCGCCCGCGCTCGAAGGCAGCGAGCCTGTCCCACAGCCGGGATACGTCGGCAAGCGCCGCGCACAGTTGGGGTGGGGCTATGACTATCGGGTATACAATCGCGGGTATGTGTTTACTGTTCCAACGCAGCCGAGTCAATCGGGCGTTGGTTCGTTGACTGTCTCTACTCTGTCCGGTGCGATTCTCGGCACGCTCAGAACTGACATTCAGTATTCTCCTATCAATGGTGTGAAGTTCACGCGAGACCGCAACGGGTGCGCCGATGCACAGTTGACTCTGGCAAGCCCGCCGGGGTTTGAGATTCTGCCATTTGCCATTGTCCGCTATGCCATCGACAACGTTAGGGCTTACGAGGGCGTGGTGACTGCCCCGCCTGAGCTGCCCACCACCGAAGACCTCGCACTCATCTATAAGATTTTCGGGCATCGTCGGTGGCTGGAGCAATTGCAGCCGGTAGACGGCAACGGAGTTTTTGAGGCGGGAACAGATGTCACAGAAATCGTGCGCTCGCTTGCGCAAAACTCTTTAGTAGGCCGCAGCCCTATCGGATATGACGCGTCAAAAATCGACGCTCTCAGCGGTACTGTTATCGCAAGTGACATCGACGTCACGAATAAATCGCTACGGTCAATCCTGAATTTTCTTTCAGGCTTGGCGCAAACTCCGCAGTATTATTACGTCTGGAAAATCGACGAAGACGGCGACTTTGTATGGGTGAGGTACTACCGCGATGAACCCGTGCGCACGTTTTTTGTGGGTTATGACCTTTTCGACTTTAAGCCGTCAAAGAACTTTGACACGATAAAAAACGTCATCTCAATTCACCGAGACGCTGAGCCGGATTCGGGCGACTCAGGGTTCGGGGTCGTCGGGATATTTAATGACGTTACCAGCGTGAAGAAGTATGGCCGCCTTGAGCTTGTCCAGAAGGTGCCAGGATACGTGGCCGATGCTGACGGTGTAGACTACGGCGAGGCATTATTAAATGACCTCTCTGAGCCTAAATACGCCGCGTCAGGGAAAACGCTTTTACGGACGTCTGATGATCTTTTACCAGAGGGTGCTCCGGTTCGTGTCATTATGCCATTCGGTATTTTTCGCGACAATATCACAGAGTTGGATTCTCAGAATGTTTTTGAAGAATACGACGAGTACGAAAACGCCTTTGAGATAATCGGGGCAGGGGATTTGACGGTATCGCATGACCCTGACATTTTCGTTTACGCCGATGGTTCGGTGCGTCTCGACTTTGAGAGCGCCGCAGGGCAGATTGCTCTTTTAGAGGTTGAGCATAAGACCCCTCTGCGTAAGATATTCTTTTACGCACGGGCTACCCGTAAAGGAGCCATAGTTCGGGTCGGTGTCGGTAAAGACTCATGGAATGAGCGTAGCGCGTTAGTGTCGTTGAGTGTTGTAGGTGAGTTCTACCCGTTTGAAATTAACTTTGCAGATGACCCGCTTTTGTCAGGTATCCGCTACTTTGGGATTGAAATTTTAGGCGACGAGACCACACCTCAGAGCGTGTGGATTGATAAACTTGACGGCGAGTTCGTCGGTAATAAGACGTACAAGCTCATACTTGAACAGGCGGTTTACGATCTAAATTCGACAACCGGCGAAGTCGCCTTGAAATTCGGACAGCCCGCCGCGTCGATTGTGGATTACGTCGCCGCGCTGCAAACGCTTGTAAATGATATGCAACGGAGCGGCGAGCAGACATGAGCGCAGCAAGTAAGGAAGGTTCAAAATGCCCGGCGAGTTAAACAGCCCTTATCGTAGAGACCCGTTCACGGGTGATTTTTACCCGCGATGGAACGAGGCTGACGAGGTGCATCAGGCTACATTGCAAGAATCGACAGGCCGTGTCGGGTTTTTCCTGAACGAAGCGCCGCAATTACGCATCCCGTCAGACTTTATCTGTATGCTTTTGGCCGACGAGTACGACGAATACGGCACGGCGCTCAGGGAAAACGCCCGCTTAGACGCGCCCGATGTAGACGAATTTCGCGTCGATTATGACGCCGAAGATTATTTCGGCACGGGGTTTGTTGAGGTCAACGCCGATTTGGTCGGTTCGTGGTTTCTCGTCGGCTATTGGGGCCTCGGAACCCCGCCGCGTTGGGAAACGTATCTCAACGCACAGGTGAACGTGAGCCAAGATTCAGCCATTGAAGGTGATTTGATCGTGGGTCGAAAATTGGCCGTGGTCGATGAGTACGACGCCGAAATGTTCAGCGCAGAGGGCGCGGTGATTTCTGCACATGGTAATCGGGTGCGGGATGTAGCGGACGCGGTGGAATCTGGGGATTTGGTGAGCAAAGGTCAGTACGACACCATTGTTACGGATACATTGGCGGAGCTGTATTTGCAGGTGAATTATTTGTTTGGGTGGAGTTCAAAGCCATCAGTTTCGGACTATGGCTCTGAGCGTGTAGTCGGCTTTATTGTTTCAGACGTGCGCTATTTTGTGGCTGTCGGCCTTGATAGTGTCGGTAGTAATTCCGTTATGCGGTCAACAGATGACGGCGAAACATGGTCAGGTATATCGGCAACAAATGATTACCGGTGGGCGGATGTCGCCTATGGTAATGGCGTATTAGTTGCGGTTAAAATAGGCGGTTCAAATCGTACTATGCGCAGTGCTAATAACGGCTCTACATGGTCAGATGTAACGCCACCGGATGATGCAGCAACTTGGATAAGTGTTGCTTACGGTAACGGGGTTTTTGTAGCCGTAGCGTTTAGCGGGACAAATCGCTGTATGCGGTCAACAGATGACGGAGCTTCTTGGTCAAACGTATCAGTAACTGCAAACGAATGGCGGGCGGTTACATTTGGTGGTGGGTATTTCGTGGCTGTTGCTTCGACTGGCACGAATCGGGTTATGCGTTCAACCGATGGAACAGTATGGGAAGATATTGTGGCGGCGGCTTCGGAAACATGGTTAACCGTTGCGCACCATAATGGAGTATTTGTTGCTGGTGCAACGAGTGGCGCTAATCGGATAATGTCTTCAACAGACAACGGCGAAACGTGGGAATCTGCGTCCTTACCTGATACATTAGATATAACACACATAGCTGGTGGGAACGGCGTATTTATCGTAGTCGGCACTGTAGGCTCTGGCGGGGTTGGTTTTTACCGCAGCCGGGACGGTGGGCAGAATTGGCAGCCGATTATGATATACCCGACGAAATCGTGGACAGGGATTGCAAACTTAGATAATACTTTCGTCGTCGTGGCGGGTACTAACCCCCAAATAGTTATGAGGAACCCCGGACTATGAGTGCCGACATGAGATTCGACCCTTTCCGGTTTGAATACAGGCCGGTAAACCTCACAGGTGAAACACGCCTTGTAGAGTATCACACGGCATTCAAACGGGTTGGGTTCTTTCTCAAAGAGACGCCGCAACGGCTACAGACGCAGCGCATAAGCATTGTTTGCGGTGGTGATGAGTTAGCAGAGGTTGGCCGCACGGTAGAGCCGCCGGTTGATAATTTCAGGGTAGACTACGGCAACCTAAACGCCGCCGCGTCAACTGGCTTTGTAGAGGTTCACGCCTCGCGCATGGGGCAGGTCGCGACTGTCAATTATCGCGGGTTAGGTAAGAATCTCAACGCATCAGACCGCATAGACGGGCGGTGGACAATAAACCGTTCAATGCGAATCAATGCGAATTTTGATTCATCGGCTATGGCTGTTACTGATTCCGCAGAATTTCGCGGCACGATTTCAATGAATGACTTACGATTCAGAGACGGGGCCGAAGCAATCGACGACACCGACGCGCTTACACTCGGCCAAATCGAAACTATGTCCACCGATGCAATCGACGAACTGAGAGACAGGGTAAACGCACTTTATGCATAACAGACTTGACGAAGCGTGTAAATATGGTTCAGAGGCTCAATGCTGATTGATAAGAGAGTTGACCCGCGCACCCCTGACACGGTAGAATGGGGAGACCTCACGACCGAAACTAAGGTTTGTACGGAGTTCGCGAACCTCGCGGGCCGGTACGGTATCCGCACTACTCAGTTTTTCAACCCCGTCGAAATTGACGTATATGTCGGTCTATCTGAAACAGAGCTTACCCGCATTACATCCGGCGACCCGTCACCCACAGAGTTTTACGCAGACGGGGGCAGCGGCTATGTATTGGTCAACGCCGTCCACGTAGGCGAAGACATCCGCGCCGACTACTACCCCGGCGGCACCATTCTTACTGCTGAGGTTTTGGATTCTGCCGATTTCAAAGGCCCACAGGGTGACACAGGCGCGACCGGCGCGCAAGGCCCGCAGGGCGACCCCGGCGACATCACGACTAACCTTTTAACCGGATTCGTGGCCGGGCCAAACTCCGCAATACTCGCAACAGATACAGTTTTAGAGGCTTTAGAGAAAGCGCAAGGCCAGTTAGACGCCGCAGCCGGTGACGTTGCTACTCAGACTCACGCAGCGACAGAGAAAACGACGCTTGCGGATGACGACGAAATCCCCATCGCAGACAGCGCGGCGTCATGGATTTTGAAGCGGGTAAAGTTTTCATCGATTAAAACTGCACTCCAAACGGCTTTTGCCAATCTTTTTGTAAAGCCCGGTACTTATATTCAGTTCGCTGGTTCATCTGCGCCCGGTGGATATTTAGCCTGCAACGGCGCGGCAGTCTCCCGCTCAACATACGCCGATTTATTCGCGGTAATCTCAACCACCTACGGCGCAGGCGACGGCTCGACGACGTTCAACCTGCCAGACGCTCGCGGCCTTGTAATGGTAGGCGCGGGGGCTCACGGCACATTAACGCGAGCGAACGGCACGGCGTATAATGGTGGTACGCTTGGTGCGACGCGAAATGACCAGATGCAGGGGCACAGGCACTATCAAGGTTTTGGCTCGTCAGGTGGCGACGGGGCGCGATTCGGCAGAAAGACTGGTCTTGCCGGAATTACTACTTATTATGATTACGACGCTGGTGTGGGGTCTGGCACAATGGATGCCGCAGCCTATACGTCGTTGCCAGACGATGACGGCACGAACGGCACACCGCGCACAGGCGACGAGACGCGCCCGGCAGAGATTGCGGTGCTCGTGTGCATAAAATTTTAAGGCGGTAACGCATGGACGAACTACTGAAAAACTACTGGCCGCAAACAGGGGGCGCAAATGCCCGCCGCTGAATCAATCCTAAAAAAATACTGGACGTACCTTTTAGCCGCGACCACCGTCTGTGTGTGGTTAATCCGCCTTGAAGGCAAGGTTGACTATATCGAAAAAATACAGGACACCGAGGGTAAACGCATGGCCACCGCGATTGAAAAAATGGCCGCAACGCAAGACCGGATGTCAGAGCAGATTAGCGAAATGCGTTCTGCCTTGTCCGGTGTGGTAGGATACGAAAAAGGCGCGCACGACGCGAGAAGCAAAAGGGGTTCACGATGATTAAAGCAGCAATCAGCAAAGCGGCGGGGCTATTCAATAGCGCGCTGCCATTGCCCGTCAGAATAAAGCAATACTATACACAGCACGGCATGGCATGGTGCGAGGCTAACATCATCGGCGTAAGACTCGCGAAAGACTTTTACACGAATAGATATTTAGACCTTTTGTGCCTCGTAACAGATGCAGAATGCATTGTCCTAAAAGCAACCACCGTGCCGGGGCCATACTGGACAGCAGAGAATCAAAAGAAATTCGGCGTCTACCCTGCCGTTTTGTGTCTCGGCTATTATCCAAAGTCGCACGGCTTCACAAACCATAAAGGGCATTCAAAGCAAATGGCATTAGGGCAGCGCGTGAAACTACCATGTTTCAAAGACCACAGCCGCGATTCTGTCATGCAGCCTATCGAAGGGCCATATTTTGAGCCGGCCACGGCGGGTATGAACATTCATACGCAATTTGAAGGCGACACAGACGATAAAGTGAACTTTGCGTCTGCCGGTTGTCAGGTTGCACAGAACCGCGCGGCGTTTCTCGGTGAGTTTATGAAGCGTCTGCATGAGACGCGCGAAGCAAAGAAAGGCGCAGCTGCGAGATTTGATTATTTTCTTACGGACGAAAGTTTTGAGTTTTCAGGTGAGCTGAAAAAGCTCGCAAGGTAGGGTACGATGCCGACACAAAAAAGCAAACTTGAGAGACTGACAGGCAGCGGCGCGCGGGATTTCGTGCGATGGTTCGGCGTTGCGGTCGGTCTGTACCTCGCATTTCACTTTCGCTCAGCGGTGGCCGGTTGCGAAACTCAGCTACCGTGGGGGCTGAAAACAAACCCTGAACAGCTAATCAGCGCGCTATTTGCTGCGGTGGTCGGGTTCGGTGCTGCATCTATTATGCGTGTTATTGAATTGAAATTCAAAAAATGAAACGACACGGGCGCAACCTTGTTTACCTAATCGGCTTTCTTCTCGTCTGTCTCGCTTGCGATCAGGAGCTAATCAAGTGCGCGCGGTTCTAATCTGCCTGTTTCTCGTAGCCTGTGCAACGTCTCAAGGCGGCGGGCAGGCCAAGGCCGAGACAATCGCGCTACGTATCGAGGCGGCTGAAAAGGTTTTGATTGACCCAACTGCGACACCCGAACAAAAAGCCAAAGCCCATGCCGATCTGTCACACGCAGCCAGAGACGCCCGCGAATTGGGCAAACAGGCCGACACAAACCACGAAGCCGCAACCGACGCACAGGCCGACGTTGAGAGCCTGAAAAAATGGCGATTCTATGCGTTAGGCGGGTTAGCCCTTGCCGGCGCGTTCGCCTGGTTTAAGCTGAAATCATAACAGTTTTTTCATACCTCTCCCCACTCGCCCCGCCGCGCCTCTCAACGATGCTCAAATTTGGCGGGGCTTTTTTATGTTAAGTTTCCCTCATTTCTTAAACATGACGCCCGTCTTATGTTAAGAATCTGCCGTTTTCTATACATGATAAGGAAACTACACATTTAAGGCCATTTTGCCGATATCGGCTAAAAGGTTTCGCTTTTTTTTGTTGACGCTGCAAACGCTTTGTGTTACATTGTCTGCATGAGAACACTAACAGAAGCACGAAACTACTTGAAGCGGGCATTGTCAGAAGAATCAGCCCCGTTATACATGGAGTTTTTGCATAAAAAAGAATGGCAAAACGTAACCGGAGACGCATTCCGCATGTGCAATGAGCTGCATCATATGGGTTTTATGCAGAAGCAAAGCATTCCTGTGTATTCAAAGTCAGTGGCGTTTGCGGGGCATCACCATGAATTCAGATCTATATTTCAGGATTCAAACCCATTCGTAGTAAATAAATAAGGGGAAACATGAAAGACAAAAAAACAGAATCACTCAGCGTACGAGTCACAGAAAACGTCTACCGCGAGACTAGCAAACTCGCGATGGACACTGAAAGGTCTATGGGCTACCACGTACAGAAAGCCCTCGAAGCGTATATCAGGGGGCAAAAATGAAACGCGTCTACGTCGGGTATATCGACAAAGAAAACATCCCAAAATGGGACAGCGAGTTGACAGAGAGACAGAAAAAGAATTGGGGCGGGTGGGTCACAATTTGGCTATGCCTGACTAAAAAACGGTCGGGACTGAATGAATCTAAAGTGCGTATCACAATCGAGACGATAAAGGACGGCAAAAAGTGAGCAGTATCACCAAAGAAATCGACGTAGACGGCGAATGGTACGAGGTAGAAATCAGTTACCAAATTGTCGGTAAATACTACCCCGCAACGCTGACCGACCCCGCCGAATACCCAGAAGCAGAATGGACGCTTGAAAAAGCCACCGACGCAGAGGGTAACGAAGTCACAGACAAAGAGATATTGTCAGACATCGAAAAAGAGCTTTGGCGCTCAAATATAGAATCGGACATTCTCGAAAGCGAGGCCGATGCAGCACAGCAAGCGCGCGCCGACCGCGAATGGGACGAGGACAGATGACAATGCAAAATCCAATCAAACTAACGCAGACCATCAGAAAAGATGGCCGGTTCTTTGTGCGAGGCTACGTGCTCAACGAGGCGCGACGGCGTGAGTTTATGCTATCTGAAATCACAGCCGATGACGCTTTCGAGACTCTGCGAAGATTGCAGAACGACATCGACGCGGTAAGGGCGGCTACACTATGAGCATCGAAAACGTATTGCGTCAGGCGTTCAGCCCGCGCACACAGTTTAAGGTGAACCCGCATATCGACAACCGATTCGCAGACGAGTCGGCCAAGTTCGTGACGCTGCGAGTCAAGCACAGAGCGACGGGGCATTATGAATGCACCATCGAATGCACGTTCGACGCGGACGGGCTTTTACAGGCGCGATTGATTCAAGCGGAGTCATGCGCCAAGCCTGACACATGGGCGACGCGTTCGGTGTATCTTTCGTTGCAGTCAGCGATTGACAAGATGCATGACGTGATATTCTTAAAGATGGTACAGGGGGAGTAAATGAGCTATCAAACATATCGAGCGATGCGAATCGCGCCGGAGATTGACGCGCTTATGGAAAGCGCAATAGACGAGACAGGCGAAATCGTAAACGAGGTCGCTTTGTCTCAGGCCGATGAGCTAATCAAAGAGCGCACTGTTCTTTTGGCCGACCTCGCAGCATGGGTCAAATGGGCGAAACAGACGCGCATCACTGAGATTGATTCGAGAATTGAACAGCTCGAAAAGGACAAGGCGCGGTTTGCCAAGGCGATTGAGTTTGCAGAAA